AGCATCACTTATTTCATTCATAGTAGGTTGATATTCTTTTTTACAAGGATTATCTTCTGTTGATACTTGATATTCTTCACATATTGGTAATGTTTCATCTTTTACTTCTTCTACTTCGCATGCGTTCACTGATATAAACACACACAACATTACAAGTGTTATGACAAATATGTAAAGATATTGAATTAAAATTTTCTTCATAGTGTTATTTAGTAGATACAAAAAAGGCGAGGTTTTGAGGCCCCGCCTTTTTTAAGATATGTAATACAGATTACATCAAGTTAGCAACTTGAACTCTTCTGTAGTATCTGTTTGAGTTAGCTGAACCAGCATCGTTCACTGCAGATACTGCACCTGAAGCGGCACCTGTTTCTGCGAATGGGTTTGCAACTAGACCATATCTAGTTTTGAAACCAATTTTTGGTTGGAACGTGTCTTGGCCAACTGCTCTTACCATTTGTAGTGGTACATATGGACAATAGAATATACCAGCGTCATAAGGTGAAGTACCTTTGTAACCTACAACAAAGTATTGTTTTGCTGCTTGGTTAGCACTGTATGGATCTATGTACACTTTAAATCTACCGTTTAATACACCAGCAAAAGTATTACCAGTATCGTCAACGTTTAGATTGTTGTTAAGTGCAGGTGTGTAATCTAAAACACCAGCCATTTGTAGAGCAGATGCAACATCAGAAGAAGTGATAAGGATATTTCCTTTTCCTCTTCTTGTTCTTTGAGCGATAGCATTAGCTTCTCTTTCCACTTGGAACATTAAGCCTTTGAATCTCTCAACAGACCATCTACCATTTGAGTCAGTATCTAAATCAAAGATACCTTCTGTAGTTGTGTTGATTGTACCTGTGTTTGCAGATGCACCTTTTTCAGCGTTGATGTAGATAGTTCTTACAACTTCTCTGTTGATTTCCGCAAGGATCTCAGCAGATAGAATGTTTGCAAGTTCTGTCTCTGCATCTAAACCGTGGATAGCTTTAAGGTCTTGAGCTAATTCCATAGTGTATTCTGCTTTTAGAGCTCTTGATCTAGCAGTTACTGTAGATTTCTCAATTGAGAAAGCCATTTCAGCGAACTGATTACCAGAAGCATCTCCTAAAGCCTCAGCAGTACCAGTTGTCATACCTTCGAACTTGTTGTATGCACCAGCAGGTGAGTCATTTAAGATTGCAGGGTTTGAACCAGCCTGTGCAGCATCTGGAGTTTGACCAGCAGTTGAGTCACCAGCAGCGTTTCTGCTTGAAAACTCAGTATCTGCTTCATCAAATAATGCTTCAGCACCAGTTTGTGAAGTGTATCTACTTCTCATTGCGAAGATAAGGCCAGTTGGTCCAGTCATTGGCTGAACGCCAGCAATATCATAAGCGATAAGGTTCGGCATAGCTCTTCTTACTAAAGAAATTAGGATTGGATCCCAATTCGCAATAGAAGAACCTGTCGAGTTAGTAGGAGCTGCTTCTGATAAGAATGCAGCGTCTTCTTTTTGTGCTCTTTCTTGGTTTTCCAAGATAGTAGCTGTAACGGCACGTCTGTAAGAATCCGTGATCTTTGGTAGATCAGAATGCTCTAGGACTGGCTGCCATTTTTTTTCGTAAGTTTCAGATAAGTACATTATACTTTTCTCCCTCTATATTTACTTGACAATTTTAATGTCTTTTGTTTTACTTATAGCGGCGGTATAAGCAGCCATACTATTCGATAAATCAGCAGGATCAACCTGTGATTCATTGCCTACCGCTACATCATCTATTTCAGTTGAAGATTCTTTCTTCGCACCAAAGTAACTTTCTTTAATAGTAGATACTTTAGTTTTGAAGTCTTCCTCGTTTGAAAACTCAACTTCTTCAGCAAGTTTGTTAAACTTCTCTTTTGCAGTGTCAGCTAAATCTTTAGACGCCTCATCAATGATGTCTTGTCTTTTTAGTTCGCCAATTGCTTTGTTCTGTTCAACATTCTTTTCGATTTGTTCGTTAAGTTTTTTCTCAAGGTCTTCTATTTTAGAAGCTTGATCTTCGAGCACATCATATTTTTCATCTGGAACATCAATGTAGTGATCTTCAAATAATTTTTTCAAACCACTTATGAAGTCCTCAGCGATTTCGCCTTTGATACCACGCTCAATAGCTAGTTTGTTGTCTTGCATCCATTCTTCTACTACGTAGTTTAGATACGAGTCAACTTTTTCTACTAACTCTGATTTCGCAGTTTCAACTTCTTCTTTTAATTTCTCCTCGTAAGAAGCGTGCATTTTCTTTTTAGCATCGTTAATTTTTGATTTAACTGCTGCTTCAAAGATTGTCGCTGCCTTCGATTTGAAATCTTCAGATAAGTCTTCATCTTTAGTTAAAGCTTCAACGTCTGCAGATACGTCAATTAAATCTTCTTCAGATTCTTCTTTCATATCTTTTTTCTTTTCGTCTTCGTGTGACATCTCTTTTTTATCTTGCGATTTTTTAAGAGCGTCTAGCGCTGCTTTTGGCATTTCGCCTTCTTTAACTTCTGATTTCTTCTCATCTGCCTCAGTTTCGTCTTCCTCTTTTAACTTAGGCATTGCGTCAGCACTACCTTGAGCTTTTTGTTGAGGATCACCAGAAACTTGATTTACTTTTTTTGTGGCGTCAGGATTACTGTCTGTAGGTTTAACTACAGCTGCGCCTAAATCTTCTGCATCGTTTTTCAGATGAGTAGGTTCAGCCGCGACAGCATTCTTTTTTGGAGCATCAGCTTGAGGGTTAACTGCTTCGTTAACTTCCTTTTCAGCTTGTGCTTCTACCGCCTCAATATTTTTTTCTGTTTCGGCCATTAGAAATCTCCTTTTTATTTTATAAACGTTTATAAATTTCCTTTGTATTGGATATTTATAAGATTACAGTTTTGTAAGAAACGATTTGAACACTTCCAGTTTCTTTTCTTCTAAAACTGTTCTTCTCGCCTCTTGGATTTGTCTTTTCCAAGATTCAATATCAACTTGTTTAAGAACACCATTGTCCCAAACCCACTCTCTACTCTCCATAATACCCTCTACGAAGGCGTCAGGAGCCGATGGATCAGCGACTATATCTGCCGCTGTGGCAAGATAAAAGTCATCTTTTACAAAGTTAATTCCGTTTCTATTGATAATCGAACCCATACCTCGACTTGAAACACCCAATTGAGCGCCCTCATCTATAAGACCTTTTACAATCTTACCGTATGGAGTATCCATTATTTTCGCTTCACCAATAAAATTATCACCCTCTGGCGTCAATGATTTTACCATATGACACACTCTTTCAAGGTTAACTGTTGGTCCGTCAGGATGCCCTAACTCACCAAAAGCTCTATTTTTATTGATAAATTCTTTTGTATATCTGTTCACTTCTCTAACTAGGATTTCTCTAGGATAGACTCTTCCATTTCTATTTTTGATATTTGATTGTAAGAATACACCTTTGATTTTGTATTCTTTCTTGCCGTTCTTTTCTTCTATAAGATATTCGGCTGATGCAACTTCTTCTGAAATTAGTTTCATAAATTCTCTCTCTTTGTCTAATATTTATAAAGTTTTTTATTTAAAGACTTAAAAATATTAGCTTCTTGGCGAACCTACTGCGTGTACTTTAGCGCCAGCAGATGTTAAAGTATCATCTGGGTGCTTTTCAATAATAACTTCATCTCCAGCTGCGTGTAAATATACCTCGGATACAGTACTGTCACTTGTTGTAACTGTAACTGTAGTTTGAGCTGTCGCCACACATCTTACGAATTGTGCTCGACCTATATTATTTGCACTAGGATTTGTTATTACTGTACCTTTAGATATAAATGTTACAGACATTTTATTTTTCTCCTAATTGTTCTATTACTTCTTTGTCAACATATTCATAAAATTTTTCTATATTAATACCGTGAAACTCTGATACTTTTGCTACGGCACCTTCAAACTTTTCTATAATGTTACCAGTTTCTTTTTCAATGAGTTCAAATACATCTCTCATCGCCTCTTTCATAAGAGGTGGTAATTCATTAAAACTTTTTGAATCAATAATATGATTCTCTTTTATAATTCTACTGACCTGCATCCTCAGTTCCTTGAGTCAAATCTATTTGCGCTTCACCATCTTGTTGTAGTGTTGGCGATACAGAACCGTCTTGGTTAAATGTTCCTGGATCAGCGACCACTGGTTTTGGATCACTGTGTGGTTGTTCCACGTTTCCATTAAACAAATTTCCAGCAACTTCTTGTCTATGTGCATCTAACGCATCACCGACTTTTACTCTTAACGCATCTTTAAATGCGTCACCAGCAGTGGCGTTATCACCATCTGCGATTTTGTCTATAAAGTTTTTTACTTCTTCACTCATTTTTTACTCCTATACTATTGTGTCGTCACTATTTGTAACTTGAGCCATTGGGTCCTGAATAATACCATCTTTGATTTCTTTCTTAATTTGTTTATCCATATCCTCAATTTCTCTTTCGTTTTGTTTTAATACGTGTTTTCTAACATAATCAACTGAAAAGAATTTACCAATGTAATCTCTCATTTCATTTGCCAATGCTAATCTTTCTCTTAACAATTCTGTTTGTTTAAGTTCAGCAAAGTGTCCATCTTGTAAGAAATCATATTGTAAACAATCTCTAACTGTATACCAGTCTTCTTCAGCAATAATACCTTTTAATACTAATTGTGTTCTTAAAATATCATTGAAAAGTTCAGTAAATTTCTTTCTTAATCTTTGAACAAATTTAGTAAATTTTAATTCATCTCTTGTAATCTCAGAAGCTCTTCCTAAATTAAAACCTTGAGAAGCTTCTAATCTACTTGTTGGAACATTTAGAGAACGATATAGTTTCGCTCTAAAATATTCTATATCAGCAATCTCACCTAAATTTTGACCGCCAGGCAAAGTAGAAATATCAGTACCTCTTCCACCCTCTCTACTTGGTAACCAGAAGTCTTCCAACATTGACATATAATTTCTGTCATCTCTTATTTCTCCTGTGTTTGCGTCATAGACAAGTTTGTTTCTATATCTTGCCATTACATCTCTTAAATATTGTTCGGCTTTTACTTTTGGTAAATTACCTACATCAATTTTAAATATTCTTCTTTCTGGTGCTCTAGCGATACGATAAATCACAGCACTATCTTCAATCATTCTTAATTGATTGACAGGTTTGATCGCCTTATGTAAATAAGACAAGACCATATTCTTGTTCTGATCAATTAATCCTGATGGACAGAATGCGATTGTATCTGGCGCTATCTTAATACCAGATTGTCC